TCCCTGTATAACAATTAACAGCTAAAGAAATAGATGTTGAGTTTCCGCAACAATCAGTTAGGGTAATCGTAGGATTAGATGTACAATTGGGATTTGTCGAAGGTGCCGTATATGATGCAGATGAACCATCTTTGCTTTGTGTCAGTGTGCCACCACCTGCAAGACTCCATTTAAAAGGACCGATTCCGCCATGAGCCGAGAAACCCTGGCTTTCTCCACATGCCATCACCAGCGATGTATATCCTATTGAAAGAGGCTCATGTTGACCACCGCAAGGATCAACTGTTTGAACAACGTACTGGACCCCACAACGATCTGTCAAAGTAATAGTCACTTTATCATGACAGTCTCCTGGTCGATTAATAATATAATAAGCACCCGTTTTATACCCGCTCTCTGGAACAATAAGCTCTCCAGGGCCAGATAAAGTCCATTCCAACGGAACACAGCTTCCTTTAATGTCAGGAATGGCATATAAGGGAGCGCGGTCATAAGGACTTAATAGTGAATATAGCCTTAATTTCGATTGATCTAAATCTTGGGGCATTTTACAAAGCCTAACATCTCCATACATAATAAAAGGTGAGCACGTCCCAAAATCTTCCCACCAGATTTCTACTTTCCTGAGATCAGAGGGCTTTTCGCAACAATCAACATCAATCTTTTTTTCATTTTTGCAGAGCATTGCATTTCTTGGGCTTCCCACCGTTGCCTTAAGCAGCATAATACCAAGACCTGTCCTTGAAAGGTTATCTCCACTTTCCGTGAAGGCTTTCCAAATGATATATCCACCAAATTCGTCATGTCCTTGATCGACTATCCGGGCCCAGGCTGGTGGATTCATTGAATAAATAGTATGGTCATCTTTATCCTCTTTGTTTGGATCTCCATCTGGTAAGTCTGGATTGATCCAGTGTCTTTCTTCATATGGTACATTATACTTGAATGTCAAATCCCAAATCGCATCAAAGCAATCTGGACAATTAAATAGCTCAACCTTGAAATAAGTTTTGATGTAATTGACACCAACTTTATCATCGCTTTTAATCTCATAAGGATCCTTCATTGGAGGGACTTTAGCGGGAAGATCTATAAAAGTGATCACACATGACTCTGCACCAAGTGGTCGTTCAAAAAATTGCGATTGCGATGTATTAATTTCGACATAATCTATCCCATAAACACATTTTACTCTGATTATTGTTCCATCCACAAAGTTTCTCTGGCCCTCTCCCTGTGGTTGTTGGTTTAACTGAAGAGCATTCTTTACCGAAAAAAGAAGGGCCTTTGCCTCACCGATGAAGGCTTGAGCATAGACCTCATTCCCGGTGATTCTCCAAGAAATAGGAGCTCTCTTGTGCTCAAATCTCCACTTATTTAGCTTTTCATCGGAAGTTTTCATAAAATTTCGGGGTAGTTTACCTTGTCCTTCCCTTGAGTATATCCCCAAGGATCCTAAGCGACTCTATGGAAAAATCACATCCACCCATGTTGTGAAGTTTCCATGTAAAAAATCTTGCCTCAATTCCTCTGCCGAGCTTTCCCCGGTCTTCTTTTAATGCTTGACCGGTCTTGCTAAATATAACAGTAGGGAGGTCTATTGTTTCATCGGCCTTTACATCAAGGGCCATGCCATCGGTGGATCTATAAGCCAGCCAGGCTTCTCTTGGCTTGGCAATCGCACCGTTTTTTGCAATATCATAAACGCCCGATCCGATTTCGGCTTGAATAAGCTCGCCGAGGTCATCATTCCCGTCCAAAATGAAAACTCCTTGCTCGTTGGTTCCCAAGAAAAGACCGTTAAAAAGGAACAGGGAATTGAAATTAAAATTAACATAGTGAGATACGGCGTAGTTGAGAAGGTGCATGACGATAGCCTTCCGATTATATGTTTCGCCCATCGGGATAACATCGCCATGTCCATTCCCAAAAATTATGGGCAAGATCCCATATCCTATCCCAAGCGAATCCGGATTCGTATTCCCAGAACTTGTCAGCAAAGGGAAGATCATCGCCCCGCTGCCAACAACCCCGGATAATCCACGGCCTCCTGATAAAAGAATCGGTAACTTTCCAGCACCAGATCCAAGAACAGGCGCAAACAGATGAGCGGAAGAAGTTAGGAGGGGAAGGCGAGCCGAAGCATGACCGATCACTCCAGGATTCCCATGGGCGCTGGAGATCAATCTATGGAGGATACCCACACCAAAATTGGTAGGGGACTGACCCTGGCCAGAAGAAAGAAGGAGAGGTAGGTAAGCCTCTGCGGTTAAGGCCCTTCTGCCGGAGCCTGTCAAAAGAGGCAGGTGCGGATTTCCGAAGTTACCTCCAGATGCACCGCTACTTTGAAGTCTCGGGAGTAAAGGGGATCCGATGATTGCCATCAGTGCCCCTTTATGCTGTCTTCGGCAAAGTCAGGGTATAATTGTCAATCGTGGTCGTTGCCGATATTGTCAAGGTCGTATTTGACATATCGAGGTCCGATCCAGACGTTGAGATGAGTCCTTGGATCCTCAAATCTGTCGTGGATAAGACTCCGCTGTCCGAGGGCAGCACAAATCGGAAGTATGATGCAACTCCCGTTGCTAAATTGACACCTGACCAGACATCCGATGGTTTTGAGATGACACCGCCGGAGGCAGGACCGAAATAAAGAGTGTTCACTCTTGATGCAGCTTGTTTTGCTGTCACGGTTGCCGTGGTTGTCCCACCACCATCTGCAAGGGTCAAATCCAGGCCATCAATCAATCCCTGCACCCATAGGACAGCAGGACCCGTTGCATCTTGATCGGCAATCGCTACGAGCTGAGCGATGTCATTCAACATCCTCGCAACTTTGATTGCCACCATTGTATCGGTAGTGTCCGGAGGGTTCGCAATCGTATAGGTGTAGGTTGTTGGACCTACTCCATCCACGGTTACATTTATCTTAACCGTGTTCCCATTCGTTGCGTTCGGAATGGTGATCTTATAAACCCTCGGCGTGGACCGGTCGGTTGCAGCCACTGATCCGCTCGCCTTTGTGACACGGCACAATTTCGTGCCAGTAGGAGCCTCATCGGCGGTCGTTGGAGGGGTTGCCCCACCCCAAATATCCAAAACGCAGTCTTCCAAAGCCTTCCTGAGAGCTCTCTCCCCCATCATGTAATTCACCAATCCTGTTGACAATACGAGACTCATAAAAGTATCCTCCTTTTATAGAATTTTGCCTTCCCCTATTAAAGATGTTAACCTTCCGCTTCCTTCCTTCCCTGCAATTTCTGCCGGCGCCTGTCCAACGAAAATATATTGACGATAACCATTCTCCCATCTTATGATGGATGAACCTTCTTGAATATCTTTTACAGCGTAATACTTGCTCGTGAGATCCCTGACATAACCGCCTGGGAATCCCATATAAATTCCAATTTTGGTCGAAAAAACAACGCTCTCTCCTCCAACTTGTGGTGTCATTTTCCCTATATTCATCCTCGAAGTTTTCACCGCACTACCAGGAATAGCAGGAACATCAAGAAGCTTCTTATAGCTCGCTTCGGCTAAACTCGGATCCAGATTTGAAAGAAAAGCACATTTTCCGCCACCGCTAACATACATCCCGCTTGGTCCTCCTGGCCCGTTTACGCCAAGCATCATTGTTATTGGTCCGCCAAGCATTATAAAATCCCTCTTGAGATCCATCTCGAATGGATTCCCGGCAACAGACCTTAAAATCATTCCGCCCTGCGCTGCATAGAGACGAGAATCGAAGTATTCTAAGAGTTCTCCACCGACCATGACTTGTCTCAATGGTCTTACATTGGTCGGAAAACCATGAGCAACAGAATCCTTGATGTATCCAACTCTTCGCCTGTTTGAGAAAAATACTCTATCACCTACCTTGACAAAACTCATCTTCATAGGCCCAACGCCCTGAAGAATCGTTGTCGTAGTCCAATCGGGATTGATCTGAATTAAATCATCATTTAAAACAACAAAGCACAATCTATCTTCGTCCGACCAACCGCTATGGGCACGGCCACTCAGGAGAGCCCGTAATACCCCTTTCCTTCTCCTGGCCATGAGTTCGGTGTCAATATCCACGTTATTTGCCGATCTAACATAACCAGGGGGAATCCGGAGGTCATCTTCTGTAACATTATCAATCCCTTTGATCTGTTTAATCTCGATCAAAGGCGTTAGGGTTTTCTGAATCAGCCTCGGCATTACTTCACCTTCTTATAGATAAAATCACCCTCCGGTCCCAAGTCGGGATCTTTGAGGGATGGACGCCCGTAAGCAAAATCACCTTCCGGCAAGGCGGCGGTTATTACATTCAATAATTGATATTGAAATTCATCTGGAATAGGTTTTGCTAACCATGCCATTTCAGTAATCACCTCATCGCCAGCATTGCTAATAACTTGATTGCCTAAATTGTCTATAACATATAAAGACATAATTATTTCCCTTCAAGCATTTCCCACGCCTGACCCACAATCAATGGTCCATACCCTTTTCCGAATTCCCTGCATTGTCAGTCACATTGTTAGTCAAGTTGTCTATCACTTGTCTTGGAATAGCCATTTACTTTGATCCCTCAATGTTCGACTTGTCTCGTCCCATGAATAGGAATAAGCCATAATATTTCCTCCTTATCCTTCCTTTTTCTCGTCTAATGTAGATTAATATTTCCAACAATTGGTTCATCCGTTGTCCAATTAAAAACTGCTCTACCTTTATTGGTATCGAAAAACGCAGAACAATTTCCACAGGTGCAGATTTGCTTATCCTTTCCTAAATTTAACTCATCTTTTACCGATATTCGCTGTTTAGCCTTAGAATCAAAACGAGGTATTTCTGCATCATTTCTTAACCACCCAATAACTAACTCATCTCCACAAAGAGGACATTTCCCAATAAAAATTGAACCTGTTTCTTTTGATGGCATAAATCCTCCTTACCTATTCTGAGAAATATAGACATAATTTAAATACATACCATTGGTATCACTAACATTATCATCTCCACAATTAAAATACAGATTAGCAGTTGGAATATTGGTAGTAATTGTTCCTTTAGATACTCCATCAACAAAAAACTGAACCGAAGTCGTTCCATTCACTACAAATTTTAAGGTATGAAATGTTCCATTGGCTGCTGCTACACCAGTATCAAGCGTTGTTTCAACTGAAGCAGAACGACATACTCCGATATAGTTACCACCAGTAATATGCCTAAAATATATTCCATTAGCAGGTGCAGCAGTCATATCAGCACTTGCCAAACCCACATATCTGGTAATACTTGCAGTTGTTCCATATTGAGCCTGCCTAACAATTACCGTAGGATTTTTTGATGAAACATAGGGTAAAGAAGTATTGCTACCTGCTGGTCTTAAAAATGGTTTATGAGTAGTATCTCCTGTCAGATAAATAACTCCCCCACGCTCAGCACTGCTAAAAAATATTACATTACTAGCACTAGAAGAACTATCAACTTCCCACGTATTGCCTGCGTAAACTTGAGCTGATGTTGGAGCATATACACTATCAAATTCTTCATAAAATTGTGACGTTGTTGTTGGATCAAAACCTCCTCCAGCAGCTGTTACTGTTATGTCAACTTCATTATCAGTGGCATCATCTGCAACCGTTAAGGTAATGTTAGTCCCTTCGACTAAGTTAAGCCTTTTCCTCGTCCCAACGTCTGTTCCGCTGTTCTTCCTGACTGTTACAGGTTGAGCAGTCACGTGAGTCGCAGAAGACCGATGTGTTTCAATAGCACTGTCTCTATTAGCTACTGAATCAACTGTAGACGCTCCAACTCCATGAACTCCTGTAGTTGCAGAAGCGTGGGTATCAACTCTTGATTGAGCGTCGTTTTGAATATCAGTAAAGTGTTTTGTATCAACTGTATCGGCATCTTTGCCTGTTAGGGTTGATGGAATTCGGCTTAGTGGAACTAAGGTAGAGGCATCTAACTCACAGTAACCATTGGCTACCCCCTTATGACCAGTGTGCTCAATAGTATTATTACCAACTCCATGAACTCCTGTCGTTGCCGAAGCGTGGGTATCAACTTTTGCTTGTGAACCCGAAGTAGATTCTATTGTTGATGCCCCGACACCATGAATACCTGTAGTTAAAGCTGCATGAGTATCTACCTTACTTTGAGCATCAGCTTGAATATCAGTAAAATGCTTTGTATCAACTGTATCGGCATCTTTGCCTGTTAGGGTTGATGGAATTCGGCTTAGTGGAACTAAGGTAGAGGCATCTAACTCACAGTAACCATTGGCTACCCCCTTATGACCAGTGTGCTCAATAGTATTATTACCAACTCCATGAACTCCTGTCGTTGCCGAAGCGTGGGTATCAACTTTTGCTTGTGAACCCGAAGTAGATTCTATTGTTGATGCCCCGACACCATGAATACCTGTAGTTAAAGCTGCATGAGTATCTACCTTACTTTGAGCATCAGCTTGAATATCAGTAAAATGCTTTGTATCAACTGTATCGGCATCTTTGCCTGTTAACGGCGTTGGAATCCTATCAAGACTAAAAGTTCCAGTGGTTATTTTAGAAGCATCAAGGTTGGGTATTGCTCCAGTTGCCAAAGTCGTAGTCCATTGAGGCAAAGACATTCCCATCGTAAGAACTTGATCTTGAGTGCCTTTAGGCAATCTCGCCCATTTGGGAGTAGTGTTGCCGATTAACAAGTCGCCTGCCACGACAGAGTCAGTTAAGGTATCAGGGTGGGTAGTCGACAACAAATTGTGACTTCCACCAGCACTTGCAATTGTTATATCAACTTCATTATCAGTGGCATCGTCGGTAATCGTTAAGGTAGTCCCTGACCCTTCAATGAAGTTTAATCTGTGACGTGTCCCAACATTCGACCCAGAATTTTTCCTTATTGTAACTTTCTGAGCATCTGATAGAAGCCCTGAAAGCCCAGTCACAGTAATCACATCTGATCCACCAGATTGATGGGAAGTTGCATGAGCTTTTGGACTATGAAGATTGTCACCAGTCAAATCTTTATGATAAACAGTATCCATTTGTTATTACCCCCGAACAGCTCCAACACTGCAAACACAGAGCCGAGTCCCGTTATTCTTTAGATAATTTAAGGCCTGGTCCAAAACAATACTATTTATTGATTTCGCCATTTTACTCCTCCACTAAATTGCTCCAGGATGAGGCTTCATGGTTTGCGTTGTTCTCCTCAGCCAATCCCTTTCGTTTCTTGCCTGGTTCTTCCGATGCTCAAAAATATCCCTATGCTCCTTCGATTTGTTCACATCGAGACATTGAGAATCCTGCTTCATATAGGCTTCCCTTAGAATCCCATGGGTAAGATAGGGGTGATAATCCGATCGGATCTCGGGAGAGACGGTATCGATTGTACCGATAACTAACTGATTCAAGGGAAGCCTGGAAACCGTCAGTCTCATCGTGTCAACAACCTTTTGGATGATGCCTCCCGAAGCCACTACTTCGTCGGCAACCGTTTCGCTTACCGTGAACGAGGAAACAGAAGCGGAAGTTACGGTGAAAGTTTTTGGAACATCCGTAGTTCCGTTAAGTGTCGTACCAGAGATCACTACCTGATCGGTGGCCTTTAGAAGGGTGGAGAAATCTCCCTCACCTGTACCAATGGTATGGGTTATTGTCCCACCAAGCGCAGTGAAAGTTATTGCCCCAGACCAATATCCCAACGATGGATCCGGATAATAAACTGTTCGGAAAACATTCAGCCCATAATCGGGAACCATCCAGAGAACATTCCCCGTGATTCTTCTCCAATTTGAAACATTGTCATCAAGCCATGTATCGTCTTTAGGGAACACGAGAGACCCATGGTCGAGGTATCCCTTATGAATCTCGGTGATCCTGGAATCCATCGCATAGGTATGCTTATTTGCTAAGATGGGAATGTCGCAGATAGCTGAAGTAGTCCAATCACGAAGGCACCCCGTTTCCCGGCACCATTCGTTAAGAACCATGTTGAGATGCCTTAAAAGATCTTCATCATCCCAAAGGTAGGGCTTAACCGTGTCGTCAAGATAGTCTCTTCTTGCAGACCAAAGAATGTCTTTGACCAGCATAAAACCTCCTATGCGGGGTTTAACCCGAACCCCGCGAAGGAGGGAAATATTATGCGCTTACGATACCAAAAGCATCAACTGCACCTGCACCTGTATTGATAAAAGTAATACAGGCAGTCTTCGCGGTGGCCAAAGTTGCCGTGCCTTTTACTGTGACTCCATTTCCACCAGTCAAGGTAGCTGTCTGGCCAGTGGAATTAAAAATTAATAGGTCAAACCATGACCCTACTGTTGCATTGAAACTGGCCAAAGTTTGGATGGCCGCAGCGGTAGGATATTGAATGGCAAAACCACCCGTTTTCGTACCTGTTGCATAAAGATAGCCAGCATAAGCCTGTGCCGCAGTCAACGTGATTGTTGACGTACCAGTTGAAGTATCATTCAGGAGGCTCTTGGGTTGCAAGTATGTGCCCAGTGCATTAAATTTGCACGAAGTTGTGCTTCCCTGGTTGACATAAACAACCCCCGTGTCAGACGCTACGTAGAGGCACCCAACGGCATAACCTGCTACTCCATCGGGCTTATTGGCCGTAGTTCCTCCACAAATAACCGCTTGTCCGTATTGATCATCAATAAGAACTACTACATTACGGTTGTTCCGAAATATATCCCCGAACATCGTTAAAACTGATACTGACCACTTTTCTCTTCTTGCCATGATAATTCTCTCCTTTCCCGCCTTTTTTACGAGTTAGCCCTCTCGAAAAAAGGAGAATCAAAGACGGGGTCCGAAGACCCCGTCAAGGGTTTAATGCCATGCCGTTGGTGGCAGATCCTGGAATTCGTAGAACGCACACAGAACCGAGACACCAAAGATTGCCACTGCAACATCCGTGTCTGTCCCAAAAGTGATGTCCAATGTATCGGTAGCGTTGTACGTCTTGCCGCCGGTCAGCATATTAGCATCGCTGTTGAGGGTCATCTTGGTGGTTCCGACAGCCCCGTTTATTGAGAATGAAGCCAACCAGCCAGCCGCCGCATCTCCATCACCAATCGTAATGGTTGCCGCAGCTCCCTCTGCCTTGTAGAGCTTAACTGCTACCGAGAAAATATGAGTGAGCGGCGGGATATTCCACATCTGGATGACATCCGAAGCGCTCCCGTTAATCGTCCCGAGAGCTGCTTTCATCGCGGCCATATCCACGATGAAATTCATAATTCCGATAGTACCCTGTCCCTCTGGATACTTTGGACGAGCTCCCGCAAACTGAGCTAATGCTGTTGCATTTAGTGTTGCAGCCATGATTTACCTCCTTATCAAAAGAGTTGCAGCGTTCACTATTTAGTGAACACTTGGTTTATGTGATCGTCGGAGCTGCATAGAGGCAGCCGAGGGCCGAATCCTTGATGACCTCACGACCGAAAACGTGCAGAGACTTGATGAACTTCCCGAAAGTCGTTTCCGGCTTGTCGATATAGTCTGTCTCTGTAAACTGATCGGCGAAGGTCAATCCGAGAGGATGGCCAAACAGGCAATAGAAGCAAAGCTGATTCGTTGTGGGATCGATCCTCGATGGAAGCAGGTTCGATGCATACAACGTAAAATTCAGCAATCTTCCAAGCCTACCGCTTCTCAAGGCAGATGTTGCATCTCCCATCATGGACGCATCCTTGATGTCGGATGTCTTAAGAAGCATCGCCATAACCCTGGGCATGATAAAGAATTTTGAAGCGTCATCGGGAATGTTGGCCTCTCCGAGGACCGCTTCGGCCATGGCCAGGTATTTGATGATGTTGGCTGTGGTCACCTGGGCAGGAGCGTTCACTGCGCCGAGGTTATAAAGACCACTTACCCTACCAGCGGTCGCTCCCTGGTTGAGAGAATAGACCTTGCTGGTTGTATATTGGATGGCCGGATTGTATCCACCATATCCCAACACATAGGCCAGGACATCGGTGTCGATTGCCACTTTCTCGTTCTCTGTGGCATCCTCTGCCCACTGGCTCATGAGGGCAATGTCGCTCTGATACTTGTCGATGTCATCGATCCCAAAATAGAAATAGGTATTCTGATCGATGAGCAACTGGACTCTTGGAGATTCGATCCTGTCCGGGGGCTTGAGAACTCCACCCTTCTGGTACACGTTCAAGTAAACCGGAGCGGTGCCACGTGTTCTAATCCAGACCTTGTCTCCAAGACCTTTAATTTCGCCTTCATACCATTGTTTGTTATCCTTGAGGCTCTTTATCCTCAAGTTCTTGTGGTTCCGAATTCCCACAAGTGCGGACTATCTCATCACCCTTATAAAAAGTGCCATCTTTCTTTTTAGACTTTCTGCCATCACGAAATCTGGCTACTTCTCTATAATATCTTCGAGAATAACATCTAACACAAAGTCCCTTTCTACGGATATCATAAATTGGTGCCGAACACTGTGGGCAGTAAGCTAAGGGTGCTCGGTGCTCGTGCAAATCAAGATTTGCCACATGTGCAACTTTATACATCATTGATGGAATGATGTATGGTTGAACCAACCCAATAAACTCTTTGCTACCGCTGGTGTTCGTTTCAATTAAATAATTTTTACCAGGTCTGCATTGTTTATTGAATCGTAAATTGAAACGGATACCATATTCATCCATAAAATATTTTTGGATAATTTCTGCTTCTTCCTTGCTGCACATAGTGGCGATGTTAGTAGCTACTGAGGAAATCCAACCTTCCTTGTTTCGGTTGACTCGTGCATTCCCATCATCCATATACCAAATTGCTATTCCCTCCGGCGTCAACATCTTCAAAACTCTCTCTGAAAATGTTTTAACTCCGTTTGGGTATATCCATTCTCTTATCTTTTTAAAATATGGATGAGAAACCGAAAATGCACAGTATCGGTATTTTTTCATTGGACCATGCATTCCAAAAGTTATTGAAAAATTCCCACCCAAATGTTTTTTGATCAAACCAGCCTTATGCTCACAATAATCAGCTTGAGAAACTGAGTGGAGAACTCTCATCTCAGAACCAATATAAGCGTACTGACCTTTTTGCCTATAACGCACATTTAAGAATGCATCTCCAAGAGACATCCCGATTAGGATTCCTCTCGTTTCTATTTTCATCTCGCCTCTATCAGGGCATTAAGCCCGGAGAATTAATCTTGATTTGTAGTCTCTGAACCTTCTCTCTACGAGAGCTTGGCTGCTGATTCCCATCTCAGGGTTCCAGCAATTCGCCGAGTTTGCAATGTCATGTCACCACGACATGGAACTATGAGCAAGCTCTTAATTCGTGTTGCTTATGTGCGTTAAAACCGTGGCGTCATAGCTACGCAGTTTTGATCTGCGCTGGACTATTGCTTAGGCGTTCGTATCGGCCCTTCATCGAAGGAATATCGAATCTCACCTGATGAAGTAAAAAAGATACGTTCACCTCTGGATCGTTTAGTCTCTGCTCCTGCGTTTTAAGATGCTGAAGAGCTTGCCGAATAGGGATTCCATCTCTATAATTTCCACCCTCAGCACATCCAAGAGCAAAATAAATCTCTGCTCTTTTGGTGATACTATGTTTACAAAAATAACCGAGAAATTTTTTTGCTTTTGAGGGTTCGAGATGAAGAATCCATACTTTTGTGGCCTGCACTCGACCATTATAAATTTTTCCTCCGAATGCTTTCTGTAAAAGTTCTATACCTTCCGTCCTATCAGTTTCGATTCTTGCCTGAAGGACAGCAGGTTTGCAGAACCGGCCACTATTATTAAGACGGCTTGCGATACATCCATCCCCATCAAAATATCCAGCCACCCACTTTCTGCTCGGATAATTAGGTAATGGATCAGATCGCATTGAACGGGCTTCCTGAAGAAGTTGCTTATCTTTTTGCATTTGTTCATCATTCAAAAACCCACGATGAATCTGCATATAAGATAAACAGAAGTCAGCGTATGCCCGTTTCAGCACCAAGTGTTTGCGAATCCTACTCAGTAAAGTTTCAGACTGTTTGCTTGTGAGATTCCACTTTGAGTATTCATCACCGTTATAACCGCTTCTTGGCATAACTTGAATGTATCCTCCAAAGGTTTCTCGAATTCGGTGAATAATTTTATCTTTCTTCACCGTCTGCCCAGCTTCAAGATACATCAAAGCCTTCCAACCATGGGACATTCTCTTAAATCTGATCCCAAATGTCCCATCTGCATCCACGAAGCCTGCCAAATATTTTTCTGTTATCCGTGTAGGTTCGCTCATACGCTTGGATCGGGTTCTTTCGTTCCCGTTATTTAGACCCAGTTAGTCAAGTCCTTAAATGCTGAACTTCTCCACAAGTTTTGAACTCCAGACTTCCTATGCAGATATTTCTGCACTGGACTGTCGCATCATCCGCTGAATTTCAGCCGATGCTCTCTCGCTCAGCCTCTGCGGGTCTTTCTTCATGGCTTTCAGTTCTTCACAAGCGAAGCGTCGTACCTCTTCGGTGACCAGCCTCCCATATTGATTACCGCCCTTAATGTGATCTATCCACCAGATGGCAAATCGGGCCTGCTCCTTTTTGATAATCAAATGGTTTGTGAGATTCTGAAGGAATGGTCGAAGGTGCGCTCTACCTGTTAACTGCCAGGTATAGGCTGGAGCCCAGGTGCCGTTTTGGGCAAATCGCTTTCTGAACCGAACCGAGTCAAAATGTCCGCCGAAGTTCGCGCTTAGCATACCCAAAACAATTTCCCCGGCTTTCCCAGAAAGAGTCATTCTAAAACGCGGTCTACAGTAGAATTCTTTCTGCCCGTTAACTTGTTGGTGCGCTACCTGCATATCAATACAACCCTCACCATCGATCAATCCTGCCAAGTATTTCCAGCTCAGTCGCTTCATAGGATTTCCTCCTGAACTGCGCGTCTGGATTTTTTAAAGTTCCCTCTGGTTCTACTCAGTATCATAGTTCCAGTTATTCAGAGAGAGTTTTATATCCCCAAAGTTAAAGGTTAGGGATAAACGCACTTGATCCCGCTGCTGAATAATCCGGGTAGCCCGGTGCTCTTCCGAATGCCATAATTACCTCCTTTTATCCTGTCCCCTGTCTGGAAAGCGCATGAAGCCTTGCGTATTCCTTGTCGTACTGTTCTTTGGAGCCTCTATACTGGCCCCTCGAATAGGCACTGGCAAGGGCAACGAGCGCCTGCCTTGCTTCCTGGGGAGATATTTGACCTTGTTTTATTGGTTGATTTGGTACTCCTGGGCTTGAAGACCTTGGTGCCGCCACTCTATTCTTTAACTTATCTGTGTCCATGTTGATTTTGTCTCTATCTTCCGTGGCTACATGTCTCTTCTTGCCCTTAAAAAGATCAAAGGCTCTTATTACAGCCCTTGAATCAAGCCTTTTAAATGCATCCTGAATAAATGCATACCTCTCGATCCCTGTGAAATCATCCGGTTCCGCAAGATAAATCTGGAATTCTGGAGTTTTCCACATAACTTCCCAATCGGGGTATGCATCGAGGAGCTCCTTGTCAAATCTCTCTTTGGCGGTAAGTGCCAGCTTGCTATCAAACTTTGTTGCTACTTCTGTAATGGCTTGCTTGGCTTCTTCACGCCCAAGCTCAAAAGTCCTTTCGTTGATTTTCACTATCTTATCAACGATGTCTGGAGCCAAATCCTGTTTCAGTGCCTCAATGTCTTCCTTGATGGCCTCTGAGAGAACAACTTTTTTTGGCTCAACAGCCTTTGGTTTCTCTTTCAAGGCAAGGATTTCTTGCTGAAGGATTCCAATTTGCTCCTGTAAGAAGTTATTTTGTCGTTGCAATTCTGCAGGTTCCTTGTCGTATTTTCCCCGAAGCGTTTGAAGAGATTGCTCAAGTTTCTGAATCTTTTCCTTGAGAGAATCAACGGTCTCTTCGGCATCTGTATCCGGCGGGAGAGAATCTTCGGCTTTCTTTTTAGCCTCAGCTTCCCTTTCTTCTTCGGAAAGAGCGGCTAACCTGTCAGCTTCCTTTTGCTCCGCTTCAAGCTGTTCAGGAGTCAGAGAAGATAACCTCTCTTTTTCCTTCACATGCGCCTCAAGAAATTTGTCTGTGTTCTCAATTCTCTTCTTCAACGCCTCTGGATATACTGTGTATTTATCTCCCATGGTTTCCTCCTTAGCGCCGCTCATGGTTTTCCCACGCGGTCTGCTTTATATATTTTCACCGCCGACTTTTGCGGTCTGGTGAATCTTTGTTAAACCCCAAAAAAAAGCCTGTACCGCCGTGCACGGTACAGGCTTTCTTTAGTATATTTGGGGACCTCGTGGCCAACGAGGTTTTGTTCCCTATTTTTTAAGAAGTTGGTCTAAATTCTGTCTTGCCTCCACGCATTGCCTAACGAGGTCTGCGAGCTCTGCTACCCTACCCGCATTAAATACTGTATTTTCGTGCAGCGCTTTCTCTGCTATGTCAAGGCTTGCTCTAAACCATTCAAAGATCTTCACTCCCCTTGGGTCGTTTTCAAGGCTGACGATAGCTCTAAGAATTTCTTCATCCGGTCGCTGCAATTTACGCCTCTTCCCAATCTACCTGCCCATCGAAAGTCCCATCCGAATAAATAGTGAGAACTTTCATGGCCATCCTTGCTCCTTCAAAATCCACAAGGACAGTCTGCCCTTCCTTAAGTGGAATGGGTTCATTCCCGGACATAAGATCCATGTGGACAAAATCGATCATCTATATCCCCAGGCAATGATGTCTGCATCCGGTAGGTAATACAGAGTTACCTTTACAATCAAAGGAGTATCTCCTGGTTCACCGGAGGGCGTAATCCTGATTTTTTCTTGCTCGATGAGGGGAACATATACCGCATCGCCTGGATACATCCTGATCGTAGTAGCATTCTTGGCGATACCGGTCCATATCCCGCTCGCTGGCGTGATAAGATCTCCGTCTCTATCTATAATCCCCAATGAAAAAGTGATGGCATTTGTGCAGTTATTTGCGACTACCTTGAAGCCCGACATCAACCCTTGATGGACGCCTGTATTGTTTGAGATCTTCGGAGAATCAACGGGGTTTGATCCACCACCTGTCGGACAAGTGATCTGAATGTACCCCAATTTACCCGCATAAGGGTCAGCGCCTGATGGACCTATTGGAACTGTTCGAGCCATTTTATCCTCCTGCCGGCGAAGCGGTGTTAGTATCAACGCCCTGAGTCCTATTCCCAGCTTGATCAATTGGGGTGGACCCTGGTGCCGGAGCCATTGCTCCCATTCCTGGGACGGGTTTAAGAAATTCTTTGTCTGGAACCAATTTCCTTCCTTCAAGATTTAAGCTTTTAGCAGCCTCTTGAAGAGCATAAACCGCTCCTTGCTCTCCCATAAGTTGCTGGAAGATTGGAGAGCTCCCAACGAGCCTCAAGAAATCGTTAAGCCTCAGCGCCTGGGTCTGTTTTGAAAGCAACCAGGAGCTGCCTCTTGCCCTGATCTTCACGTCACCGATATACTCCAGGGCATCGTCGAGTTCGTAATTCTCATAATAAAGAGCTTCGATTGCTGGAGCGATAACCTTCTCGTCAAACACGCTCGCAACGTCCTTAATCCCCCTGTCCTGCATTCCGGCGAACATGGAAAACCCGGAGGCCGTATTCCCTGCCCCCCCAATATTTCGATCTCCGTGTGTGAATCCTGCTATCCCCGAATGTTCGTCACATATCTTTGAGGCTTTGTCATAGGCCATGATGAGTTCTTGTGTGTGCATTTGAGGCTGGAAAAACTGCATGAAGGGCTGGGTTTGGGATGAAAAGGTCTGTCTAACAAACTTCCAAATTTTCCATGGCCACATCATGCTATCATCTTGGCCCGGGGCAAGTGATTCCTTATCGAGACCAATTTGGGGACCAGAGGCGATTCCCACGTTGTTCTGGAGAGCTCTTATCACGGAATTGGCAAGGGTTTGTCCATCCTTCATTGTCTCAGGGAGGCCCCTACCCCAAAACGCTCCCTTTTCCTCAATATAGGATGCCTTATAATAAGGCTTGAGACCGAGAGGGTTTTCATTAAGCTGGATTTTGAGGATCCACCGGTCGATCATCCACACGACAACGGGATAATCGAAATCCGGATCAAGAGATTTGCCCATAAACTTAAATGTTTTGTCATCTTCGAGCGGCGCTCCTGCCCACTCCATGATGAATCTTCCGGGAATTGTGTCATGATATTCAATCGCATCAATTGTCTGCCAATCATAATAATAGGCTGTTTCTCTTCCTTCTGCTTCGGCTCTTCGGATCTCATCTGTATCCCAAGTCCATTGATGGAGTCCCTTGGACTGAAAGTTTTCCAGAATTTCTCTTATGGCCACTTCATCAAACCCATCGAGACCGATCATCTCCTGAAGGTCTTTTCTCTGGTAGCGGAGGATCTCAATAAGGCCACCTTTATTTATGTCTGTTACTCCGGCAAGGGGGTAAATATCAAAGGCAGACGGAGAGTCCCACTCTGGTCTTATTTCTTCCTTTACGACCCTTCTGGCTCTCCCTGGCCTGTTAGGGTCTTCTTTCAATTCAAACACTTTTTTCTTTCTATAAATGGGGCCCTTCAAAAATCCGGCCTTGAGATCCACAAGATCAGCCAAGCATTCGTTGACAGCTTTATAAAACCCACCTTCAACAAGCTGATCTTGAATCTTGTTTTCCATGTTGGCAGCCTTTTCCATCGCTACTTCCATCTGGACTGCCTTGAATTCTTTTTTGAACTTTGGGAGAGCTTGAGTCATGATCGACTGAAGCATTTCGGGGGGAGCATCCTTAACCTTCTCCAAGAAGTTTTCGAGTTCTGCCATAAAGGTTAATTCTGCGACTGATTCCATCTCTGGAGTTAGTTTTGGAATTGGTGTCGGTTCAATTGTCCAGGATTTTTCTCCAGGGTGGTTGTAGATCTCATGGAGCATAGCAAGGGCGATTCTACATTTTACATCGGTTATCATCATGAAGAGCTCTGAACCAAGCTCCTTGATTTGAGCCAATTTTACAGGATCGTACTCTCCTCTTTTTTGGAGGAGATTCTGGATCATCTTCTCCTGGACGACTCGCTTTTCATCCCTGGCCTTCTCAAAAGCCGACCAAATATGTCCTCGCAAATCATTCTTTATCGAATCAACGGAAGCTGCCGCACTCGCTTGTTCGGTTTCTACCTTCGCCTGTGCAGCTTTTTTCTCTTCTGCTTCAATTTGCTCGTTGGTGGTTACCGGAGGTTGAATCATTTTGCCCCCATAAAGGAAAAGCGGTCAATAAGACCGCTTATGTCCAAGCCCCAGGCGGGATGCCTTTCTCTACCACCCGATTCTTCGTGCTTTGTGGGATGGCAGAGGTTTCAAATGCTCCCAAAACATACCTCAGGGCATTCATCGCAAAAAATCTTTCTTGTGGTTCTTTCTTGAGATCCAATTCTCTAATCTCCCTTAATTGAGAATATATAGCGAAATCTTTTGGAATTGTCAACCCCTTAATTTCACGAATCCACTTTGTGATGTTATTGTGGCCGTGGATAAAACCATCATATCCCTCTGCGTAAGGTGCAGGTTTGACCTTCACGTCCTGTAAATTTCTGTCCGTTTTCATAAAGAGACTGAGGGCTAATTTATAATTATCATACCGTGCCGACAAGTCTGTGAATATTTCAAAACAACCGAAGATCCCCATGTCGTTGAACATCTTTTCAAACAATGAGCTCAAACTCAGCGCCTTAAATTCCCTGATAATAATGAGGGGATGCTCTCCTGTCATCAGCTTTTTGGCTTCCTGTGCCACGAGAATATAGTATCCGCCAGGATTGATTGCGAGGGGCCAGGAGAGACCGCACCTCACTCCGAGGCAAACTCTTTCTTCCGGTTCTTTTCCCTCATCCATTTGGACTTCAAGGATAAGTCCACCTTCTATTCTACCCTTAAAATTTATCATGACGTTGTCGCCAATATTGTCGCCCCGGCAATACTCGCAATACTAATAGATACCTCGGTATCAATCTTCTCTGCAATTTCATCTGGTGTCATTCCTTTGTCTGCCATTTCCCTTATCTGCTCAGATAAATTTCTCATCCACCGAGAACGACCATTCAAATCTTCAAAGAGCGTGGTACGAAAAAGAAAGTTTTTGTTTTGCCATTTCCACGTAACACCGCTTAATATTCTAAAATTATTCAGAATGTTGTACTCGCTCCAATCATTCTTTTTCATAATAACTCCGGGTAAAGCAAGCCAGAAGCATGTTGTCTGGCCATGCACTCATAATTGTAGGCGTGCCGGTAGTGGTCGTCGCCGAGTTTCACGTAGATATATCTTTTGGACCCTGTCTCTTCTTCCTCTTCCAGCTTCTTTCCGACATTGTGGAGATGGTTCGCAAACGTCCTTACTTCATCGCACTCTTTGGGGAGAATGATCTGTGCGAGCTTTATTTCTTGATGGGAAGCATCCAGGGATTCTGTTCTATTGCAGGTGACAACCAGCTTTTCTTCGTCCCATTTATAGCTTCCTCTTTGGTGTTCGCTGTAAAAATTTAGAAATACTCTTCCCTTGAATTTCTCTGCAAGCTTTCTTGCATTTCTCATTTCTGGTTGAGCATCAATGACAGCTCTCGTGACATTAAAATTATCCATAAGAGGGTAGATTTCTTCCCAATCCTTGTAAACATTCATGTGAATAAGCTGTCCGGAATATCCTGGATGGTCTTTCCCGATTACTACATGAAGGCCCTTCCCTTGGTCAACCCCCATGAAGCAGGGCACTTTTTCGCCAGAAGACATCCCTTCATCTCCGCAAAGTGCCAACACCTCCTCAACTGACAACCTGTTTTCAGCTTCAATGTAAGGTACTCCGATCTTTAGATTGTAAAAGTCTTTCAGGTTATTCGTTGTCCTGAATTTATGAAGAATCTCGGCTGGTGAAACAAACTGAGAATAGAGCTGAGAATACTGCCTTCCGCTCCTCTCCTTCACACGGGGCTTCATTGCAACCCATTCTCCCCTGGCTGGATTTAGGGCTCTACCGCACTTTCGGCAGGCACGGATCACCTTGTTTTTGGTCTCCACAAGGCATTTCGGAAAGTCCTTTACCAGGTCGTTCCATTGACCGCATCCGCACTTTAGGAGCCAGTATTTCTGGTCAGAAAGCAAAAAATGTCTATGGATTCCGTAGTCGGGGAGAGTAGGATTTGAGAGCATCATCTTTTCTCTGTAAACAGAGTGAGACATCCTTTCATCGGCCATGTCCACGGCGGTCTGAGCTGCCTCGTCCAATTCGTCATAAACGATGAAGTCGCCAGGAACTGA